TTTTGGTTTTGATCCATCTACTCTTAAGAAGGATAAAGATGTGTTTGTTATCAGTGCAGAGATAGACACGTTAGGTAAAGATGTTTTACTAACAAGTCAAGAGAAACAGAAGTTAATTAGTTTGAAACAAAGTAGTTCACAACTAGTTAAAACCTGTGGTCCTTTCTTGGATGGTGTAGCAAAACAGATAGCAGATAATGATCAACTTACCATTGGTGTTAAGCTTAAACAATATTTTAATAAGTATGTTCGAGAAGGTAAGCAAGTAGGAAATAGTTTTACTTCTGATTTTAAGGATTACTTTAGTGGTGAGTGTAAGAAGGCAGCAGATAAAGTAAAGCAACCAAAAACTAAGGCAGCAAAACTTGCTAAGTTATATGATGGTCGTGATTTTATAGATTCTCATGGAGCTCAGTTTAGTAGTACTGTGAAGTTATATAAGATCATACAGGATGCTAAAGAAATATTTGTTACTAAGCTTGAGAAGGGTGAAAAGTTTGGTACTTATATTAGGACTGATGAAGGTCTTGAGATGACTGCACAGGAAGGATATGTTGCTATTCAGAATGGTAAAGCTACTAAATTAATTAAGAGGTTAGTGTTTAGTCAGGCTAACTTTGATGTCTCACTTAAGGGTTGGTCATGAAAAGAGCTTGGTTTGTGTTTGGTAGGTTTAATCCTCCTACTATAGGACATAAGAAAATGTTAGATCAGCTTAAGAAACTTGCTGGCCAGGAAGATTATTATATCTGGCCTACAAGGACACATGGTAAACCAGATAACCCATTGTCTCATGATAAAAAAGTGGAGTGGATGGAGAAGATGTTTCCAGAACATTCTCCTCACATAGAGTCTCATACAGATATAAAAAAAATTGAATTTGTTTTGCAGTGGCTTATGATGAAAGAATATACCGATGTTGTTTTAGTATGTGGTAGTGATAGGACAATGGCTTTCAGTTTCATTAAAAAGCATAATCAGAAAAGGAGTGAAAAGTCTGGTGCTGCATTTTATGCTTTTGATACTGTAGAGATTGATTCTACAGGATTAAATAGAGATCCCGATTCTAATAATGCAGATGGTATGTCTGCATCTAAGATGAGGGCTGCTGCTAAGAAAGTAGATACGGTTAATTTTTTAAAGGGTGTTGAAGGTTTACTAAATACAGGTGATGCTTTAACATTGATGGAAGACGTTCGGGAAGGACTTGGCCTGTGAAAACATTCAGAGACATTAAAAATCAAGCAGTAAGACAGAACTTCAGACAGAAGGAATGCTTCACTGAGGGACAGACTGTGATGAATGTTAACACTGGTATCAAGGGGAAGATAATCCGCACTGGACCTAACTACGTTATCTGTGTTTCCGAAGCCCGAGAAATGTTTAGAGCTTGGGTGAGGGACATAAGAGAAGTCAATGAAAGTATAAATAAACCAAGAAGAACAGCCTTTTTTACTCATGGACAAGCAAGCACCTACAACATCAGTGCAACATAATGATGATTATTCTAAAGCACTAATCGAATCATATGCACAGTGGATGGATGGAGATACATTCCAAGGAACTACCATCAAAGAGGAACCTGCTACTATTGAAACACCAATAGGTACTATACCTAAGCCAGATTTTGATAAGGAAACTATTCCTACTATTAAAGTGGTTAACACTGATGATGGTAGTACAAAGGATCCTAAGGCTAATGCTGGTGCACCTGATAGCACAAAGATTAAGCAATCACATGGTGCTGAGATAAAGAATAATGCTATTAGTGTTAAGAGAGAAGAGGTTGAAGTTGAGAAGAAGGCAACTAGAGAAGAATTAGAAGCTAAGTTAGAAGAGATTCTTACAGAACTTAGTGAAATGACTCAGACTACTTTCACTGTAACTAAAGAGAGATGGGAGAAAGCAGCTGCAGAGAGAGAAGGCACAGTAGTTGAAGAAGAAGCAGCATGTGAGTCTAAGAAGCAGAAGACCATCGATAAAATAATGAGTTATTCTAGAAAAAAGTAGAAGGGCTTGCACATGATAGATGGAGTCTAGAAGAAGGCAAGTCTAAAAAGAAGAAGACAGTCGAGATCATGCCTCGTATTGACGATGGTAAAGATCAGAAAGAACCAAAGAAAGGACCAGATATATACGTGAAGAACTAAATAATATTAATTGAGTTTTTATCATGACATTAGCAAAAGAGGCAATACTTGAAGCACTCAAGTGCTGTCGAGATGTGTATCCACATAAGCAAGACTTCCTAGTTAGTAGGAAGGTGGAAGGTCATACCATTCTTGCTGTAGAAGGAACTAATGAGACTACAGACTGGGTAACCAATCTGAAGTTTCTTATTAAACGTGACGATTGTCACAGAGGATTCAAGAACAATGCTAACAGGACACTAGCCGAGCTAGTGGTAGCATATGAAGGATTGGATCCTAAGAGAAAGCTTGTTATTGCAGGTCATTCTCTTGGTGGAGCTACCGCAACATTAATTGCAGACTTGTTATGGGAGTCAGGCAATAAGAATATTGCACTAGTCACTGCTGGTTCACCTAGACCAGGTGGACGTAAGCTTAGAAAGAGAGTTAAAGATCTTGAACATCTTCGGTTTGTGCATGGTGATGACATTGTTCCAGGGACTCCTCCTTGGCTCGCTGGCTATGTACACACTCATCCAGTTATCAAACTAGAAGACGAGAAAGATACTCGTTTTGATGGAGTTGCTGACCATAATATAGGTGACTATTATGAAGCAGCTCTCAAATATTATAAATAACTTCAGGAAATTAATTGTAAATCAATAGGAATTAAGTCATGCCCATACTTGGATCTATAGACAGTGCTGCTTTTACTGCCACCGTTGCAGTTGAAAATGGTACAACAACCGTTACTAAAGGTAACGCAGATACTATCGTTGCTGGAGACATTATAGTTCTGGACGGTGTTCAGTACTATACTAAGGTAGTCGAAGGTAATACTATTACCCTCGGTAAAGCATATGCTGGTAGTACCAATGCTACATTAGCAGCAAACAAGGTACAAAGACGTACTGCACCCAAGGCATTGGCTGATTTCCTATTGAGTAATGGAACTTCTACTGCATCTACAACTAGTATTGTTGGTGTAAGTCAGGCAGAAGCACAACTCAGTGAGAACAAAGCACGTGGTATCTCTAGTCCTGGATGGTGGGCATACAGGACATATACAGATGCTGCTGGTTCCACACGTCATAAGTCAGAATTGATTACATCTTACAAAGATGGTACTGCATTCAGTGGAGACTTCACTGATGATACAATTGCTGGTGATATTACTTCCTTGATTACAATTGATACTCAACCTGCTAACCAGAACACCTCTGGTGGTGGAGCAACATTTACTGTCGCTGCATCTTCTACAGGTGCTGGAGCATCTCTCACCTATCAGTGGCAACGACTTGATGTTACTGGTGGAGAATGGACAGATGTATCAGGTGCAACTTCTGCAAACCTCGCACTTACTGGTGAAACTGCTAGTGAGACTGGAGATAAGTTCAGGGTTAAGGTCAACAACTCCATTGGTGGTGTTGAAGTAATTACTAATGGTGCTGCTACACTAACATTCGTTAGCTAATGTAAATGAATTTTGATGAATTGAACCAGGACAACTGGTTGATGTTTGCTATTAAAAATTATGATAACCCACTCTCTGTAACCTACGAAGACTTTGAAGAAGATTTAAAACGCTTCAAATATATTAAGAGACTTCTGAGGAGATATGAAACAAGTGGAGATTTCAAGGTTCATCTGATCCTAAATCATATTATAATACTATACAATGCGTTTGGTGATGCAGCAACACCGTTGCTGTTCTTTAAAATAGATGCAACGCATTGGTCTATCCTAAAAGCTTTCATGTACTTTTTAGATAGATTACCCTTAAACCTAAATACCGATGTGGATAAAGAATGTCTAAGGCAACTGAGTCTAATTTAACTGAGATGATGGCTGGCGATGGTGCTGCCTTATCAATGCCTCCTGCATTCGTATTCGTCAATACTAAGTCTGCTCGTAAATACAAAAAAGCGAATCAAGACATGGTAGACGGACGCACCAAGGGTGCTAAAACTATGCTCTCTCGTATTACCAAAAGGAAGATGAAGAAAGAAGAACTAGAAACAACTATTTCTGAAGCAGCACCTACTGAAACAGAACGTGCTCAAAAGCAGATTGGTCAAATGAAAAAGTTGAAGCGTCAGAAGGCACTTCAAACTAAGAAAGACCAAGCAAAGAAAGGAATGCAAGACAAGTCTAAGGAAATGGATATCCTTATGAAGGCTCGTCTATCTGATTTTAAAAAGAAAGCAGGTTCACAGACTAAGAAATTACAAAAGAATGAAGTGGAACACACAGGTGATAACATTATGAATGAAAATACACAAACAGTAGATGCTTTAGATGTAGCATTACAAGTAGCGACATCAGAACTTAATCCTAGAGGAGAGACAGACTTTGCTAAGATTACTTTTGCTGATAAGTCCGAACAGAATTTAGATAACTTCTCTGCTAAGAAGATAGCAGCTGCCTATGCTCAATTGGGTGACGAGCAACAACAGCAGTATAGATTTATGTTGAATAAGGATGCGTCAACCTTCCAGACTGCTCTGGATTTCGCAATTCGCAACACCTAATGGCCGAGAGTATCAACGCTGCTATAATAGAGCGGCTGGAGAAAGTAGTTGATACTCTCCAAGACAATTCAGTTAAGATGGGAAACCTTCTTGCTGTTCATAATGAGAAGCTTGATAAGCAAGATAGGATTGATGGTGTTCTCTTTGAGAAGATCGAGTCAGTCCATCGTGAAGTAAACCGTCAAGCAATTGATATAAAGAAAGGTTGTGAAAGGGATATACGTAAGGTTGATGACCGTCTTAGAACGATGGAAAAGAAAATGTGGACTATTTTTGGTGCTCTTTCTATTATATCTTTCATCGTTAGTCCAATCGGACAAAAAATTATTGGACCAGCATTTCAACCGTCACAAGCAGAGTTGACGAGATAGAATTTTTCTAGTATAGTAGTGAGTACTATAAAGGTATTGGATGTCCGTACTAGACGAACAGTACATAACACTAGTATCTCACAGGCTTAACCTCTTTTCAAATAAGAAGAGAGGTCTTTATAATTTTAGGTGTCCTTACTGTGGAGACTCTAAGAAGCATAAGAATAAAGCTAGGGGATACATCTTTCTGATAAAGAATGATTATGTTTACAAGTGCCACAACTGTGGTGTAGGTAGGACACTATCCAATTTTTTAAAAGATCAAGATCCATTACTCCATGACCGATATATCATGGAGAAATTTCGTAGTGCTGATAAAACTGGGTCACGCACATTCACACCCGAACCAAAATTTAAGTTCAAAAATCCTACTTTCAATACAATTGATTTAGAGAAGATTTCAGAGCTAAATACCTCACATCCAGCAAGAAAATATCTAGAAGATAGGAAGATATCCTGTCTAGATTACTTCTATTATTGTCCCAAGTTTAAAGCTTGGACTAATAAACAGAAGAAGACATATGATACAGAAAGAAAGGATAGTCCGAGAATAATTATACCATTCAAAGACAGTGATGGTAAGCTCTTTGGGTATCAAGGTAGATCGTTAGCCCCTACGGCAAAGATGAGGTATATCACGATCATGCTTGACGAGAGTAGACCTAAGATCTTTGGATTGGATAGGATTAATAAGGACAAACCAGTTTACATTACAGAAGGACCATTCGATGCGACATTTCTTAAAAACTCGGTTGCTATGGCTGGCTCCGATGTTGATCCTCGGACGTATAGTTGGAGCGATTATATTTGGGTTTATGATAATGAACCACGCAACAGAGAGATCGTCAGTAGAATCTCCCGATCCGTGGACAGAGGAGATAAGGTCGTAATATGGCCTAAGAATATACAGGAGAAGGACATCAACGACATGTTCTTAGCTGGACATAACGTACAAACCGTGGTAGAATCAAATGTATACCACGGACTAGAAGCAAACCTTAGACTTAACGACTGGAAAAAAGTATGACCAACGGAACAGACACAAAAGTACACAAGCGTAACGGTGATATTGAGGGGTTGAACCTCGAAAAGATCCATAGAGTAGTAGCAGATGCTTGTGAAGGTCTTGGTAGTGGTGTTAGTGCATCACAAATAGAAATGAATTCTGGGCTACAATTCTATGATGGGATTGAGACCTCTGATATTCAAGAAATTCTTGTTAGATCTGCGAGTGATCTGATTAGTTTAGAACAACCTAATTATCAATTTGCTGCTGCTAGATTGCTTCTGTATGGACTTAGAAAGCAGGTGTTTGGTTCCCAATGGCCGAAAGGTTACCCCCACCTATTTGATCATGCTACAGACTGTGTAACAAAAGGTGTATACGATGGTAGCATATTATCTAAATACACCAAAGAAGAGTGGGATAAGATAGATTCGTGGATAGATCATGATCGTGATCTATTATTTACATACGCTGGTCTTAGACAGGTAGCAGATAAGTATCTTGTACAAGATCGTAGTACTAATGAGGTGTATGAGACACCGCAGTACATGTATATAATGATTGCTACTACTCTCTTTCAAAGCTATCCCTTAGAAACGAGACTGGATTATGTCCGAAGATACTACAACGCAATCAGCAGACACTACATCAACATCCCAACACCAGTCATTGCAGGAGTCAGAACACCTATTCGTCAATTTGCATCTTGTGTTCTGGTTGATATTGATGACACCCTCGATAGCATCTTTAGCAGCGATATGGCTATTGGCAAATATGTCGCACAGAGGGCTGGTATCGGCATTAACGCAGGCAGAATCAGGGGCATCAACAGCAAAATCCGTGGTGGAGAAGTTCAGCACACAGGTGTGGTCCCCTTCCTTAAAAAATTCGAGAGTACTGTTAGATGCTGTACGCAAAACGGCATCAGAGGAGGGTCAGCTACTGTCCACTTTCCTATCTGGCATCAAGAAATCGAAGACATCCTCGTCCTCAAAAATAACAAAGGAACCGAAGACAACAGAGTCAGAAAGTTAGACTACAGTATACAATTATCTAAATTATTCTATGAGCGATTTA